TTTACAATCATTGGAAAAAATCCAAAAAGACATTTTAAATGAAAAAGAAACAATACCAAACCTCATCCAATCATAATTTTGAAGCAATAATTATATTAATTTTTGCTTTTGTAGTTGTCGCAATGTTCCAAAATTGGTAAATGGAGAATAATACTAACATTCAAAAACCATCCTTTGACCAATTACTTGAACTGCGAAAATATAAACCCGACCACATACCCGATAACGAAAACGTAATTTTACGAATTGGCGGTAAGGCGGTGGGATCAACTCAAGCATACATTATCTTTGGAGGATTGCCGAAAGCAGGCAAATCAAGTTTTTTAAATTCTTGTATTGCCTCTGCATTTGTTCCCTACGATATTTTCACAATGAAAATAAATCTTCCGGAACAAAGGCAAAGGCTATGCCTGTTTGATACTGAATCATCCGATTTTGACTATTACAAAAGGATTAAGCAAATATTAAATTTTGCTGACTTATCACATATTCCTAAAAATTTTGACTCATTTCAAGTTCGAGAGGATGGCACCGGAACAATTAGAAAGATGGTGGAAAGATATTTGGAATTAAATCCGGATTGTTCCGTTTTAGTTTTAGATGGATTACTTGATCTTATTGTCAATTATAATGATGAAACTGAATCATCTATGCTAACTAAATGGTTGAAAAAAATTACCAAAGTATATGGTTTGTTGATTATTTCAGTATTACATTTTAATAAATCTAATGATCATACAACAGGTGTAATTGGTTCCCATTCGGATAGATTTGCTCAATCTACTTTAGAAGTTAAAAAAGATAAGGAAAATAATACTTTTGTAATGCAGTCCAGGTTTATGAGATCGGATGCTGATTTTGAACCTGTTACTTTAATGAATTTTAATGGTAAATTTGAACAGGTAACAAATGAATCAGTAAAAAAGAAAGGTAATAAAGCATCGGATTTGAATGCTCTAGAATCTCAAAGGCTATGTAAACAAATAGTATCTATACCAATGTTATATAGTGAGATTGTAGATGAAATTAAGGAACGAACTGCCGAATCTAATACGTATGCAAAGCAATTAATGAAACTATGGATTAGTAATGCCTACGTTGTGAAAGACCATAATAATAAATATAAAACTCGTTAACTTTTTTAACCTTTATGAAAAAACTAATATTTTTTATCGTATTATCTTTTAAATTTTTATGTGCGGTAATATTTGCACTTATTTTGATGCTATGGGTAGTTTTTAAACACATTTTGAAACAATATAAAATAATAAAATGAAAATAATATTAACTATCATATTATGGGAATTATCAAAAAATTTATTTTATAAACTTATAAACAAATAAATATGAAAAAGATTTATTATTTAGGTTATTACATCTATGAAATTGGCGGTCAATTTGTTTGTGGTATTGATAATTCATATCACAAAACATTGATTTCTGCTAAATGTCATATTGATTATTTAACCCAATAAAAAAAGAAGGTCATCCTTTTTAGGGGATGACCAATTGAACATATTTACTAACATTCAATACCGAAACCGGCAACTTTTTTCACTACAAATATAGGAAATTATGAATTACACACAAAAAATTTATTTTATTATACAGGAACGCAAAGGAGCCTGTTTAACTGACCTTTTAGAGATCACTAAATATAAAAGGATCACTATTTTACGAGCATTAAGTAAATTACTTGTAACTCGTAAAATTAAGAGCCTGGACTATTTAGGAATCAAATTTTTTGTAATAAACCCTAAAAACCTGTAATATGGCTAAAATGCTTTACACTGCCATTGTATTTTTTGAAAATGATAAGATAGTAAGGAAATACCGAAATATCTCAAATTTGAGTACTTTTATGCGGTTTTTAGAGAAAATTGAGGCACACTATTGTAATTTGTATTTTAAAGAAACAAATGCCTATTATAAACGTTTATATGTAAATAAATAAAGGCGGGTAGAAACCCGCCTCGCACACCAATAAACCTATATATGGAAAACAATTTAACTTAAAAAAAGTTGCTTTTCAGCATTTCTGCGTTTCACTAATCCATCCGCTTTTTTGCCACCTGCAAAAACCCATCTATCAAATTCATTAGATACTGCTATTTTATTAGCACCTGCATTCAGTAATTTAAGCAAAGTACTATCCCTAAATGCACCAATTCCTATATTATAGCTTAATGAACTTAAAGCAATTAATTGATTATCAGTTACAGGAACTTTTACAATAGATTGAACTACCTGGTAATCTTCCATTGCATCATTGATCAACCATCTTTTAGCGGTTTCCTTATCAATAATATCCGTTTTTATTACAGGTCTTTTAGCATCCCAATTGTATTGGGAACCATAACCAACGGAATATCCTGTAAAATCAAAATACGGAATTTGATAAAACCCCTCAAAGGAACTAATTGTGTTAAAAATCTTATCACTAATGGCTCCAAATGGCGTTTTATTTAATGCGGTTGCTATTTTTTTTCTTAACATATATAATATAATTGCCGTTCCTATCACTCTTAAAACGACTTTTTCGTTTTTAGTCATAATATTATTTTGAATCCTGTGCGGATGCACCTAATAAAAAAGTGCTTAACGTAGAAACAATTTGACCTGCGCCTTGTAATTTTCCTGTACTATTAGATGCAAAGAAACCACCAACGGCGGCTAACAATCCAAAAATAGTTGTTTTAAGATTTTTTTTCATTTTTTATTTTTTTAATATTATAGATAATAGTTGTAACTGATGCAATGCCACTTAATAACATAAACAATGTACCGGCAATCATATTAATTTGATTTATGCTTAATATGTAAGTTCCTACACTTATCATTGCGCCTGTAATACTTGTATGATCTAATTGGTTATTGCTCATTTGCTCTATCTAATAATTGTTTAGCAATTGTATTAAAGGCTTCTGCTACCTGGACTGCGGTATCTATATTGCCCATAACACCCTTTTTAATTGATTCATCAATTAATGCTTTGATAATTTCTAATGCTTTTTGATTTTCCATATTTATATAATTGTTAAGTTTAATTGTGTTGCACCCCATTGATACGCGTATGCGTTTGAATCCGGACTTGTTGAATATGCTTCATAATCAAAACCGGTCATAGTCAAATTTCCTTCTGCCAATTTAATTCCTAATTCTTCAATTGTACCACTAAATAAAGCATAATAAAATGTTGCTGAATTACTTAGATTATCATTAATTGAATAAAGGTTAAAAATGTTGGCGTTTATAAAAGATCCATTGTACCAAATTGATACGGGTTGAATTTGTTTCATATTTTTTTTTTAATAAATTTGATAATAACCACTACCATCCGCAATAATATAGCATTTTCCTGTTGATGCTAAAGTAATTGAGGCAACATCTACACCGGCTAAATTATAAATCGTAAATCCACCAAAAGCTGCTATTGTTTGTGGAAAAGCGGTTTTATTTACAATAACATATTGATAATTATTACTTGCAGGGGTTGGTAATGTATAAGTTTGACCAGCAGGAATTCCTGACGCTATAATATGATAAAATGTAGTATTAAAAGATGTACTTGTTGTAGCAATTAATTCACCACTAAAGGAGCCATTTACCGCCGTTACAATACCATTAACTTGTAATTTACCTTGACCATTGTCTGTTGTTGTGTTTATTAAAATTGATCCTGTTGCTGTAATAGTTAATGCATTTATAGTTCCACTATTTACATAAAATCTATGGCTTGTATTTGTAACATAAAAAGCTGAAGTAGCATCATTTCCAATATTTAAAATTGATGAACCTCTTGTTACGTTTAAATAAACATCAGATGCTGAAGTTAATTGTAATGATTGCCCTGATGCACTAAATGTAGCACTTGTACCACTTAAAGCACCTGTAATTCTTGCCGTACCTTGTACATCTAATCGAAATCCGCCGTCAGTGAATGTTCCTCCATTTTGTAAAGTTAAATTTCCATTTGTAAAAAATTGAGCAGCTCTTGTTGTGCCTAATTCAAAACCTAATGTTCCACTTCCACCACCAGACCTTATTCTGAAATCACTTGCAGTTGCTCCATTTATATATCCAACGTTGCCTTGAGGGTTACCATCACTACCTCTTGCAAAAAATAAATCTCCAGCATTACTTGTTGAACCTAATATAAGTTGTGCTGAACCTCTTTGATTAATTCTCATACCATATTGAGTAGTACTTGTAAAACTACCTAAAGTATATGTTGGGTTAATATCTAAACCAATTAAGGCATCTCCATTAGCAGAAGCTACTAAAGTAGGTGTAAGATAAGTACCTCTTGCAATTGCACTACTTGCAGTTGTTGAACCTGTAATTAAAGTTGATGAACCTAAAGTTATCAAACTACCACTATCACTTATATTTGAATTACCTATTGTAGAAGCACCTGTGAACTTTGGTAAAGTGTTTGTAGTACCTGTACCTGTTACTGGATTAGTTAAAGTTGTTACTGATCCATCTGCCATTAAATATTGACTTGCAGTACCACCGCTTTTAATTATACTTGTTGCGGTAAAAGTACCATTTAAAGTAGTTGCACCGGTATTTAATATTGTTAATCTTGTTGTTGCATTTAATACATCAATTATTTCAAAACTATTAGCACCTGCATTGTATAAATTACCAATACGCCATTTTCCTGTACCTGCATTTTGAAATAATAAATAACTATTATTTGTAGAAGTTCCGTTCAAATGAAGCATAGTACCTGTTCCGTGAATATCTAATGATACACCCGGACTTGCGGTACCAATACCTAATCTATTATTTGTATCATCCCAAAAAAAGTTTGCATTGTCTTGACTTTGTAAACCGCCTGTACCTGCGAATAAAATTGATCCTGCGGTTATACCTGTATTTGTAATTGAATTACTTGATAATCCACCTGCGGTAATTATAATACCTGTTGCAGTTGAATTACCATTTAAACATACTGAACTTAAAGTACCTCCACCCACACCGGCATCCGCAACTAATGTCCAGGCAGTACCTGTATCTTCAAAAATTTGTCCACTATCAGTTGATACAAATAATCTACCTTGAAACCCAAAAGCAGGTCTATTAGCTAAAGTATCCGTATATAATGCAGGAGTACCTTTTTGATTCAATACCTCGTAATAAACTCTTAAGCTCATTTTTATTATTTTATGTTATTAAACATTCAAATATCTCTTTCTAACAACAACAACGTTGTTTCCGGTTGATGAAGTACCAAAGTTCACAAAAAATCTTTGTGTTGTTACCTCACCTGTGTTTCCAGCAATTTCAAATTGTTGGTTCGGTTGTAGTGTAATATTTTCAATTTTCACTACACTTGTACCATAATTAATAAAAGTTAATCCATTATATGCTTCGCCACCTACATATTGACTTACATCAACGGTATAAAAATCTATTTCGTATTTTAATGCAGTTATTTTTAAATTATTCATTTTAAATAGTGTTTGGTACGTTACCTAATTTTTTATATCCTGAAAGTGAAAAATATGCCCTGTAATCTAAATCATTTGCTTGATTAATTTGATTTAATGGCTGATTTGTAGGAACTCCTGTATTGTTTACAGGAATAGCAGGATTTAAAGCAGGTGCAGTTGTATTTTGTGGCATAGTTTTTTTATTTCTATAATATAGATAATAACTTAATCCAATAATTCCCAATAATATTAATGTTTCTTTTTTCATATTTTATATTTTATGCAAATTCACTTGTATCTGCCTTTATCGTATCAAATGATTCATAGCTTTGTGCTTGAAACGAATCTAAATTACCTAACCAAACTTGATTTTGTAAAAAACCCCATATACCACCACCGCTACCGACTGATTCACCTATATAATAACTTGTACTACCACCACCGGCGCCACCGCTACCACTACTGCCACTATAATAAGTACCAGGATCATAATCAAAATCTCTATAAAAATTATCTATTACCGGTGCGCTTGGAATATCAATTGGTTGATATATTGGTTCATTATAAATAGGTTCCGGTTGATATATTGGTTCATTGTAAATTGGACTTGGTTCCCTGTATATTGGAGCAGGTTCCCTGTATATTGGAGCAGGTTCATTATACATAGGTTCCGGTTGATATATAGGTTCACTATATATT